CTTCTCATACACCTTATTACCCATCCAACTCAAGATTGCAACAAGCAATCCAAACAAGGTGGCAACAAGGGCAGAGGCTATTGTTAGAACGGATATTGTGTCCATAACAACCTCTTAATAAAATACCTTACAAGTAACAGCACCGGAAGTCCATGCAGTACAGTTAGCACGTACAAACTTATATGGAGCATCGAAAGATACAATACCACTTGCTGTCAGTGCTGTACCAATCGTACTCCAGTTTGTACCATCCAGACTTGCTTGTAAGGTCACTGTAGCTGTTGCTGAGATAGTTGCTTGGAAAGTGATTTGATTATTTGTTGGGCTAACTTCCCTAGAAGCACCTGTTGCACCTACTGCATTTAGAAGGGTTACTGAAACCCCGTTTGCTGATCCACTCATTTAGTTGGCCTCCCTCTTTTTGGTTTTACTTCTTCGGGGGTTTCGGTTTCTTTGATTTGCACGGCATGGTCAATTTCCTTATAATCTTCCCAACCTTGACCTTTAAGCATTTCGCCATGATCATTAGGGACTGTGATAATTTGCTTAGAAACTTTATGTTGTACCTTCATACATACTCCATAGACAACCCCGAAGGGTTGTATAGTTACCAGCTAGGACGACCAACAACAAACTTACAAGTAGTGGAAGCAAGGTTAATTGCACCAGCACTATTATTAAGTAGTGTAAGTGTTACAACACCAGCAGCCGTTACAGCGCCACCAATTACGGCATCAATTGTATCGACACCAACAGCAATACCCATAACCATATCGCCAAGAACTACATTAGGTACAGCAACATCTACTGATGCAAATGTACCTGAACCTGTAGCGGCATCACCAAAATCAAGCGCAGTGTTAGTTACAAGCCATAGTTCTTTAAAAGCACCTTGAAACTGTTTTGTACCTTGTTCTACTTTAATAGCCATTATTTATATCCTTATATGAAAAGGGGCCAGCCCCCGCTATGCAGTGACCAGCCCACTTATTACTCTACTCTACTATGTTAGGCCGGAACGATAAACGACAATGCCGCGTAGTCGCGCAACTCTTTAACACCATACACAGTGTCGGAAGTTACCAGTGTACCCAGATACTCTTGCTTGTATTGCGATTGAGTACGGATAGATTGTTGTTCAGCCAGAGCCATTGCATCCTTGTGCATAATCAAACCTGCGCGATACTTGGTATCGGTAGGAGTAGACGTAGCCCAATCCACAGTCAGACCGAAGCTATCAACATAGCTGGTAGTCAGAGTCGTACCAGAGAAGTTGACAGATTGCGTACCAGTTACACTGTTGACGTGAATCCAAGGACAGTTAGAGGATGTATATACTTCTACACCATACAACTCTGCAATCTTACCTGTCTTAATTGCACTACCATTACCAACGAAGGCTTGCTCAGTGAAACGGGCAGTACCACGAAGGCTATTAGCAACAACAGGAGGCAGCACCATAACCAAACCCTCACTATCTACATCCTGATCTTCTAGGGTTTGGATCATCTTACGGATAGCTGCATCAGTCAGAGCAGTACCGTTACCAGTGTTGGTATTAGCAGCACCACTGAAAGCAGTAGAACCATCACCACCAAGAACAGCAGTTTCATACAGGGTTGCAGAAGCAGCAGTAGCACCGCCATTAAATCCATGACCCAACAGCATCAAGTCTTGGTCAACTTGTTTAGCCAGGGCATAACCAGCATCGTCAGTGTAGAAACGGCGCATAGACGACAAGGCTTGCAGTTCAGCAATATCTTCATACATCTTACTGTATTCGTAATGTTTATCAACCAACAGGTTGACAACACCAGCAGTATCAGCAATAATAGTTACTTGAGCATTTGCAGCTTTAACAGAACCACTACCACGGGCGGGTACAGGGATATGAAGCGTATCACCCTTCTTACCTTTGAAAGACATTTTAGTTACGAGATTACCGAGAACAAGTTTAGCCTTGTAGGTAGCAATAGTCTCGTCGGACCACTGCTCGGGGATAAAATTTGCTGCGGTAGTGATTGTTGCGTGATTAGAGCCAAGAGCCATTTTGTAATTCCTTTATATTATTTAACTCTCCCCTCTCGATATGCCAGTTGGATTTCATCATTAAGTGAATCATATCGTGTAGGGTCGGTCATTTTAAGACGGATTAAGTCAGAACGCCGATAGACCTTTTTGGAAGTTTCTGAGCTACTGTTGCCAGCAGGTACAGATGAGGCTTTCAATGCAGCTTCACGATTGTCAGAGTGTTGTTGCTTAGCGCCATTGATAAGTTGCTTACGTTCTTTATATTGTCCAAACAATTCATCAGCAACCTCAAAATCATAATTGTTATTTGCTTGAGCAAACAACTTTTGACGTACTGGAGAAGAACCAACCCATTGCTGGAAATCCGCTTCCTTCAACACTTCTTCATAATCGTTATGCTTTGCAGTAAACCGTTCAAGGTTTGCTTGTCGTTGAGCCAATACAGCTTGTTGTTCATACTGTTTAATCTTGGGATGATTCTCAATTGCCC